CACATGTGGAACTGAAGATACGCCTTACGTCAGAACTGTCGGAGCGAAGTGGATGATAGGAGCCGCCGCCCGTGTTTTTAGGCCGGGATGCAAGATGGACAATACGCTGATACTCGAAGGTGATCAGGGCATCGGTAAATCGACCGTGTTCAAGGAGCTGGCCACGTTCAACGATAAAGCGTATTTCACAGACGATCTCGCACCACCAGGAACGAAAGACTGCTCGATCCAATTGCAAGGCGTGATCATCGTTGAGCTTCCAGAAATGCAAGCATTGATCCGTACAGACAGAAATGTTTTTGTACCGTGGTTGAGCCGGACATCAGATCGTTATCGCCCTCCATACGGCATCATGCTGGTGGAGTCGCCGCGCCGCTGCATTTTCGGAGGAACATGGAACCCTGATAACACAGGATTGTTTGAGGACCCCACGGGCGCGCGCAGATACTGGCCAGTGAGCTGCAAAGAAATCAACCTTGACCTCATCAGAACATGTCGCGATCAGCTCTGGGCAGAGGCTATAGAGCGTTATAAGGCCGGAGAAAAATGGTGGCTAGAAGGCGAGGAGGCGATTGCCTTGGCGCGCGAGCAACAGGAGATGCGTGAGTCCGATGATGTGTGGGGTGAACTGATCAACGAATGCGTACACGGAAAGACAAGGACGACTATCAATGAAATTCTTCATGCCATGCACGTTCCAATCGAAAAACGTGACAGGAAATGTGAGCGCAGAATTGGACATCATATGCGTCGTATAGGCTGGTCCAGAAAGAAAATGAGGCCGTCAGCTTACAAGGACCCCACATGGTATTTCATAAATCCTGACTGTTTAAATCTTAATCCCGAAGAGTTCTAGCGCGCCGATAAGAGACCTGAAGTGACCGGCGATACCTCCATCCTGTTGTACAACACGAATGAAATTTTTCTGATCTTCGGTTAAACGGCCGGATGTAGATTTGGCTTCGGGCGCGGCGAAGATGGCGATACGCTGACCGACCATATCTTGAGTAATGATAACGGATTTATAACCGATGAGGTCAGAGGACCCTTTGCAAAGTCCTGCGTGAAGAGGGCGAGCGTTTGCAAGTAAAATCGAACCGTCAGGATTTTTTCTAACGAGTTTACCGATCCACCCGACACCCACGTTATTGCGAAACGTTTTGATGCCATGTTTTGCGAGTTCAATTTGCGCCTCGCGCTGTACGTTCGACTCGCTCATGAGGAATGTCCAAAGATGTCTGTTTCAACTTAACATACGGAATAAACATATCCGCCTCTTTGGTAGCAGCATGAACGCGCTCACAGCAGATGTCAAAATACTTCGCGTCTTGCTCGATTAATATACACCTACGGCCAAGCTGAACGGCAGCAACGCCGGTTGTGCCGGAACCTGCGAATGGATCAAGTATAATTTGTCCGTGATCCGTAAAATCCAATATCAACTCGCGCATCAGTAGAAGTGGTTTTTCCGTTTTGTGAACGCCGTGGCGCGTCTTAGAATTTGTAAGGTGCGTATAGACCCCACGTTTTCCACCAGCAGACCAGCGAGAGTATCCCTTGCCGCACCAAGCCGTCACCATCGATTCGTATCCTATAGCCGGTCCTTGCCCATTCATTTTAGGCGTAGCATCAGGTTTGACCCAGACCATCGGAGATTTATATTTTAATTCCTCAGATTCGATACTGTCGCGCCAGAAAGAAACCTGTTCAGTTTGGCAGAAAGCGATAAACCATCCATCGCAGAGTCTCTTAGCCTCAGCACATACCTTGATCCTGAGACGATCATCAAGTGGGATAAAATCCAGATCGTCACGATCTCTTGCGCCACCTTTTTTTTTGCGCCGTGGACGGAATTGTTTATGAGCCTCGGAATCATAAGGAGGGTCGCAGATAAAATGATCAACCTTCGTTGAAAACGAACTAATCACCTCGATGCAGTCACCGTGATATATATCACATGTGCCTATGGTTGTTCTGTTCATTTCTTTTTCTCCTTGAATGGACGGCGAAAAACAAACCATGTGAAAAGCTCTTCCGGTGAACGCCATTGTCTGACCGCCGGTCCTACATATTCCCAACCCTCCGTGTCCATCATGTTTAGAAACCACTCAATAGCTTCTGCGTGTGGAACGGGGGTTCCACAATTTGGTGGAAGCGTATTTTGGGTGACATGGTATTCCCATTTACGGGTGGTTTGTGGTTTACTCTCCGTCATGATCGAACCTCATTTTTGAGAAATCATCGTCTGGACCTTCCCAAAAAAAGTATGGACTTCCTGCATCGCTTCCACATCTACCTATTAGGTTGGCAATGTATGCTGGATCAATATTAAAATGTTTTGCTGCTTCGGCGACAGTTCCAAAGTCTGGACTTCCATCTGGTAGTTTCTTTCTGCGCCTCCAAGACCAGTTCTGGATTTGACCGAAAGTTTCAACGTCATCAATAAAGATTGGCGTGGTTTCAGTTGTCATATCTTGCCTCCCATATATTCCTTGTCATGAACGATAGCATTCGAAGCTATAGCCTCAACGCCGTACCAGTTCATCATATCCCAAAGAGCATCGCAAACATTCTTGAGCGATTGCTTTTTCACCGGGTCGGTTTCTTGGTCGTACAAGTGGTCTAGCTCATAATGTGCATGGCGAATGTCGCCTTGATCCAAAACTTTTACCATGACAGTCATCTTTTCGGTATCATTCGTCGTTTCAGATTCACTGGGCATTTTGCACCCGCATAGCATCAAAGTTTTTATATTCTGTATTCGCGCACTCAAAACAAACCACACGGCGCTTGTGACCAATAAATGAATGACCGCAGGAGCAGCATCGGCATTCATAATTGCCGTTCTCATGGGAGAAGTCTTTGCCCCAATCCTTCTTGCTAGGAATCGAAATATTCATGAAAAGCTCCATTCAAAGATTGATGCAGGTTTTTGCCAAGTGATGAAAAGCAAAACCCAAAGCAAAAGCATAATCGGTATCATCAAAGGATAAAGCGCCAGCCGCCATAGCAACAAGATCGGGTTGACAAGTTTACATTCATCCCACTCCCACTTTCTCAGATTAAATCTCGTCGCTTGATGTTTATCCACTGACATGCTGCCAAGCCTCCTCAAAACCTGCTCGATAAGCCCTCAAAGAAAACGATGTAAATGGGTTCGAGTAGTCTGTGCCATCTTCGTTTAAATCCAACGGAAGATATTTGCACTCGGTCTTAACCCATTCCTCAAACTCTACTCTTTGCTGCCAAGTCGTCGTTTGAGTCATTTTAAACTCCTGTATTTTGCGAAGGCATACCCACCGAGGTAGGCGAGCGAAAGAAGCCCGATCAGGATTATCAAAAGAAAAATAGAACTGATGATATCACAGCAAGTCATGGTGCAACTCTATCAAGAGCATCCAATTTCATCGCTTCTTCGGCCATAGCCCTCACTTCATCAAAACTTTCCTTTCGGGGAAGTCCTTTGTCGGCTCGACCGCTTCTGAACCCGTGACGGTAGCTGCGAGAGCGATTATCCGAAGGTTCTGGATTGGAGAGGTCATAGCCATCCACGAAGCCTTCGATCATTTCCGCGTTGGCTTGCGGTGTCGTTTGTGGATCACTCATTTGAAAACCTTCGGTACATAGTTGTCGATTAATTCTACCAACCGTTCAAACGCCGGAAGTGCATGTTCGCATTCCCATACTGGGGATGGTTTTGCCTTTGCTGCTATCTGCATAGCCTGCCGCACTGCTCTAATGTCACCATCGGTCGTGGTTACTGTCATGGCAATCTACCGCTCATAGCTTCTTCCATTGTTAGGTCTTTCGGACCCCAGTGTTCTTCTGTGCGGTTACGCAGAACAAAATAGACTGCGCCAAAATATCTTTTTTCATCGCCCGTTGCTGTGTCGCGCTTTAATTTGATAAATTCACAAATTGCGTTTTTCGACAGGTCAATATCTGGCTTCGGCATTCCACAAAATATGCACTTACTTTCGCTTCCAAAGATATGCGCTTTTTGCGTTTCGCAGTTTATTACGTTCGGTATCATGACTTCACCTTTTGATCGCATCGTGGCGGACACCATTGTTCGGTCGGCTCCTGAAGTCTCGACACAGCAATATGCAGCCCCATAGCTTCGGCAACGGCTTTCAACTTTGGAAAATGTTGCTCACAAATAAAATGCTCACCATCCGAAGGCCAGATGTAGCGATAGGCTGCATCGTTGGGGCAGGTGGTTTGAGTCATTGGATCACGCTGATTGCCGGAAGTCCTTCGTTGCATCTGCTCTCCCATGAATTGATCTGCTTGCAAGTTAAGTCGTCTGCATACCCGCACCTCGGACAATTGCCATCGGCTGTACTCTCTAGCCGACCGTACCATCCGCAACCGCATGAGACGTAAACGTTTTCCGGGTTCGTGGTTAGAGTTTTATTTGACATTTTATTTTTGCTCCAGTTTCCATTCGAGAATGCGTTTGATAACCCACCGTGGTGTAAGAAAAGTTTCTTCAGTTCTGCGGTAATTTTTCTCAGCATATGTAACATAAATTGGCGTAATTCCCAACATGTTTGCCACATATTTTCTTCCGCGAGAGTTGCGTAATTCGTGCATAATTTTTGCAGCGTTAACTCGATCCATAAAGGACACATCTGGTCCAAGCCATTTAGACATCTTGCACACTTTCGTTGTAGATTTTTTCTCTTGCTTTAGCGCGAGCATAATTTGGTTGTCGTTTTTCTCGCGCCGCCGTCTTCAGCTCTGCCCAGATGAACGGATTTTTATACCCCTGCTCAATTCCTACAGCCTCTAGTTCGTCCAGTGATCGTGCATCGTTTGCAGCTCGCACGGCATCTTTCTTTTTATTAACCAAGGCAGCTTTGTCAAGCTTGACCAACTCACCGTCCACCTGCTCGACCTGCCGACTTTGTATCGGATAAACGTAACCACAAAAAGGACAAGATGGAGCTGGGCGATGAACGTAGAGGCACTTCCCACAGTTACGAATTTTAATTTTGACTTCACTTTCCATATCCTTTTTCTTTTTCTTTTTTCTTCCTTCAAGCGACCATGTTCTTGGCTCGTCGGGAAGAAAATGGCGACGAACATTACCGGCATGATCAAGAATTAAGGCTCGTTCCTTGCCTTCATATTTTCTAAGAACACGACCGACCTGCTGCACATAAAGAGCTAGCGACTGCGTTGGCCTGAGTAGGATCGCCGTTTCCATTGCCGGTAAGTCAAATCCTTCTCCAAAGATGTCAACAGATGTAAGAATAGTGATCTCGCCAGAACGGAAGGCGTTGACTGCCGCTTTCCTTTGTGCGCGCGGCGTAGAGCCATCAACGTGAACGGCAGAGATTCCCGAATCTCTAAATTGTTGTGCAACGTGTTCCGAATGCTTGACGGACACACAGAACGCCACCGCCCTTTTTCCGGCCGAGTGCTTGATGTACTCTCTGATTGCATCTCCCGTAATAGACGGCGTATCCATAAGGGATTCTGTTTGGTCTGTCGCATAGTCACCTGCTCTAATATCGAGGTTGCTCACATCCGGTATGCCCGGTTCAAATACTTCATAATCCGAAAGATATCCATTGTCTATCAACCACCGAACGGACGGCCCTTGAACCATCGACGTGTAAATATTTCCGAGTCCCTTACCGTCAAGTCTCTCAGGTGTCGCGGTGAGACCGACAACACGCGCACTTGAAAAATGATCGATGACAGCCTTCCAAGTTGGGGAACAAGAATGGGCGCATTCATCGACGACGATGAGATCAGGCATGAACGGAAATTTTTCCAGTCTTCGTCTAAGTGTATCAATACTCGCGATCTGAACCGGCTGTACCGGGTTGAAAGAATATCCTGCTGCCACACATCCATGCTCGATACCCTCCCGATTAAACGCCTCAATGGATTGATCCATGAGTTCCTGCCGGTGGACCGTAAAAAGTGCTGTCTTGCCTTTAGCGACAGCTCCATGAATCATTTTTGCTGCAATGCGTGTCTTACCGGAGCCTGTTGCAGACACCAAAAGAACAGCGCGGTTAGTTTTTAAAGCATCGCGCGTATCATCGATCATTTTGTCCTGATAGGGACGATCTTCGAATTTATATGACATTGTTTGTACCCGGCGCTCTTAGGTGTTTAATTCTGAGATAAATTCTCAGCGCCGCTTCAGTGTCAACCAACGCATCGTGAGCACCAACGATTTCTTCGTTGAAGAAAAATTTAAAAGCTTCAGAAAGTTTTGGGGACTTAGGAACTTCGTGCATTCCGGCCTTGACCATTTTTTCAGTTGGAGCAAGGTTGATAATGTGAGCACTATTTTTTTGTGTACAAAAATGTTCCCTGCCATCGAACAGATCAGATTGATGTGCAATGCCAAGACGAAGTTTGGCAAGTTTAATTATATTCACGTCGAAATCAAGATTGTGACCAACAATAACATCGGCGCGCGCTATAAGCGAATAAAGCATAGTAACGGCCGTGATTGGCTTCAGGCCATATTCACGCGCACGTTCCTGCGTGATTCCATGCGCCTCCATTGCTCCAGGCTCAATTGGAATCGGTGGGTTCACCAGAAAATTCATTGTGGAATGTTTCACGCCGTCCTCTCCGGCGAGAATAGCGGCAATCTGAACCGGCCAAGGCTGGAGGATATTATCTGGAGAAATATCCATTTTGATAAAGCCGGTTGTTTCGGTATCAAGGGCGAGGATTTTTTTTGTCATTTTGAATCAATGGTAATGCCGTTAACTTCGATTAAACACCCACAATTATAGCATTTGACGAAACGTGCATCATCTGCCGGATCAAATGATCGACCGTCATTTTGTTCATTCAAATTTACTTCAATACCTTGATCACAATCTGGACATGACATCTCAAAAGCAATGGCGGTTGGCGTTACCTTTTTATATCCAGTCATTTTGCTTTCCTCTTTGGTTGATCAGTTACCCAGTCTTCTATCTGAATAGCCGCCTCCGTATGTTTCCATATCAGGTAAACAGTTTCGATATCAGGAACGTTTGTACCATCGAGAATCCTTGTGATCGTCGATGGTGATTTTTTAATTATTGAGGCAAAGCGAGACGGTCTCATGCGTCTCTCTTGAAGCCATTGCTGAAGTTTTGTTACGCCTATTTTCATGCCCCGAATCTCCCCCTTATTTGTTATTTTGTCAATAGACAAAAATAGCTTGACAATATGGGTGATAAAGCGAGAATGAGATATGTACCTCTTTATGGAATTAACATGCCCAAAAAACCACGTATCTCACTCCGTCCTCCAGCAAAAATGCCGACTGTTACAAAGGCAGAGGTGAAGATCGAAAAAACAAAAAAAATGACTCCTGCGGTAGCGTCTTCGCTACCGCAGTCCTCTGTTATTTCATTCCCCAAAGTTAAAGCCAATGGATTTATAGACGGTATGCCTGATGACATTTACCACGGAGATTGCTGTGTTTCTCCGTCAATGAGCAGTTCGATGGCGAAACTTCTGATTGAAGAATGCCCAAAAAAGATGTGGTCGGATTCTTACCTCGATCCAAACCGTGAGAAAAAGGAAAACAAGAATTTTGATCTCGGACATGCGCTACATAAAATCTTCCTAGAGCCGGAAAAATTTGCTGACAGCATTCAAGAAATTGAATTTGATACCTATCAGAAAGACGAAGCGAAGCGCCAAAGATATGTCGCGCGTGAGCGCGGCAAAGTTCCTTTGCTGACGAAAGATTTACGGACAATCATTCGGATGCGCGAAGCACTGATGAGCGATCCCATAGCTCGAAAATCATTCACTAAAGGAGTTGCAGAGCGCAGCTATTTTGTGAAGGACAAAGAGACCGGCGTATGGCTGAAGGCGCGGCCGGACTGGGAAATGTTCACACCACGCATCCTGTGCGATTACAAAACCACCGAGTCCGCAAACCCGGTCGATTTTTCAAATTCGGTGTATAACTTTGGTTATTACATTCAGCAGCCGTGGTATCAACACATCATTAAAGAGATCACTGGCGAGCAGATTGATGAGTGGTATTTCATTGCCCAGGAAAAAGAGTATCCATATCTGGTGTCGATCATTGAGATCAAGCCTGAGGCCATAGAATACGGACAAAAAATAATGCGTAAGGCGATCAGAAAATTTGCTGACTGCCTGGATAAAGGAATCTGGCACGGTTATCGTGATCCATCGCGGCCGGATCAGGACGGCGTGATCACGGTGGACCTGCCAACACGGGCATATTTTCAACTTGCTGAACGGGAAGAGCGCAGAGAGTTCAACTGATGCCTACTGTTAACTTCGCACCAGCTCAAGTAAGACAGCGCCGAGTCCTTCTGTGCATGATCGGAGAGTCCAGCTCCGGGAAAACTTTCAGCGCGTTGCTGATCGCCTGGGGCCTTGCGCGCGGCCTGAAGAAAGATAGCAAGCCATTCCTGATGGACACAGAGAACGGCCGTGGCGAGGATTATGCCGATGATGACCAGGTGGGAGGATATATCTATGGTGAGCTTACGCCGCCCTTCACGCCAGAGCGTTTCATAGAGGGCATACAGGACGCAGAACAGGCCAAGTCTGAAGTGATGATCACGGATACGTTCAGCCATGAATGGGAGGGTCTAGGCGGAATTATCGATATTGCTGAATCGGCAAAAACAAATTCAGGTGGTGATCTCAGCGGATTGGTAAAATGGGCGAAGCCGAAGGGTCGCCACAAAAAACTAATGCACTTTCTAAGCCGGAGTAAGATGCACCATATTCTCGTTCTGCGCGCCAAGGATGATGTAGAGCAGATTGAGCAGTTTGATGAGCAGACGAAGAAAAATAAAAAAGTCATCGTCAATAAAGGAAAGAAATCCGTTCAGGAAAAGAGATTCAAATTTGAGATGACCGTTCAGCTCATCATGGAGGACGGCGATGATCGTGAGGGGTATTATCGAGTCAGTAAGTGCCCAAAAAACCTTCGGCACATTTTTAAAACTGGCGACCGAATCACGATGAGGACGGGTGAGCTTCTGGCTGACTGGGTTAATAAGAGGGAACCCATAAACTACGATTTGGAGAAACTGAGACTAGCCGGTGATGAGGCAGCAGGAAAGGGCAAGGACGTGTTTGTAAAATGGTGGAACAGTGATGCCATCAAACCGAAACGCGCGAGCCTAAAGCCCTTCCTTGACAACTTTAACAGCATCGCTAAGACGGCCGACGATGCTGCGGCACAAGCCAAGGCTGAGAATGATAATTCGGTCAAGACCGAACAACAGGCGGCGCGGAACAAGACTGATCCTTTCGCCGACCCGGAAAATCCGGTAATCGCTGTAGAGTGAAATTATATTCTTCCAAAAATTACCAATACCAAAATGACAAGCAATATTATTCCGAAACCTCCAGAGGCGTGATATCCCCAATTTTGGCTGTAAGGCCACACAGGAAGTCCGCCTACCAGCAGGAAAATAAGAAGAATGAGAAGCAGTGTTCCTGCGGACATTTTTTTCTCCTAAGTTAATGGCCGCGCGATCTCTCACGCGGCCATAGAAATTAAACGCCTTGTAACGCTGTCTTAAGTTCAGCGGCTTCCGCGAGAAATTCACCCACCTCAACGCTACCCAGACCGGCACTCTTTGATTCCTTCACGGCACTTACAAAAGCATCGATCTTAACGATGAGTGCCTTAGCATTTTCATGTGGTTGAGCCATAGTGATTCTCCAAGTTTGTTTTCGGAAGACAAGTGGTATAGATAAAAAAATAAAATGTTTTGATTTTTATCAAATTTATTATTTTTAGATCAACCCGGCTCCGACGAAGCAAGAACATCGGAGCCGGGGATCACGCCATCAGCCAGGAAGTACCGATGGCGGACTTTAATCCGCGAGCGCGTCCATCACGCCCTGCTGGATATCACGAGAATCAACCACGTCAGTCGCCGGTTGACCTTGTTCAAAACGAATAATGGCATCGACCAGCAAACTTAAAAACGTTTGGCTCTCAAGCTGAACGGGATTGTCGGGCGATGTCTGACAATAATTAGAAACGAAGGCCACATAATTTTGCGTGGGGTTTTCAGTCGGAGGCGCATAGCGCGATACGATGGAACTGATGGTCTTACAACCGTCCTTCCTAAAATAGGACAATAGGTTTTTCGCACCTGCGCGCACACCGTTCGACATCAGATCAAAATCGCACAAGCGGCCGTCAGGATCGCGCGTGGGGCGCTGTTGTCCCTGCCATGTGATCTCAGGGTAGTCCATGAGATTCATTGGATTGTTGAGCATAATTCCACGCGTTGTCATAGGGATGCTCCGCAGTTTTTGTCGATGGATTGATCAAGCTGATCGATTTGGACTTTTTCATTGTGCGTCCAGCGATCCTGAAACCCTTGATCGGGAGAAACCGGCCGTAACCATGCACAGGCGTCAGGAATCGCGGTTGTGCATCCGTTTAGCGAGATCAGAATCAAGAGCAGAATCGCTTTCGTGAGAAACTTTTTCTGAAATATTGATTGCATTTTTAGCCTCCGAAACGCTTGCAGAAAGATCGGCAGATTTTTGATCTGCTGCCGTCTTAGGCGGAAAGAGGCGGTTCCAGAGTGAACCGAAAACCGCCTCTACCAACGATGCAAAAAACGAAACCATTAAGTTGAACCGTTTGCCCCGGCGCTATTAGCTACTGATTCAGCAGCGGGAGGATTAAGCAATGCTTGCACAGTTGGATCAGCATCAATGGCTACTTCAGCACTCGCAAGAGCTGTTTTTGCGTCAGCAACGCCCGTGGTTGAGGCCGTCAACAGCAACGCCGAGCCGACTGCCGAAGGCAGAAGCGCCGGGTCAGCAATTGTTGCAGTGATGGCGCCAAGCACCGCTGTACAAAGCTGGCTGAACAGAACGCCCAAGGATGCTTTGACAACCGGCCAAACGTCATTGCCAAAAACAAGGCCAATTTCATGCAGAGAAGAAACAACTTTTTGTTCCCCTGATTCTAAAAGGTCCCAAGATTCTTGTTCCCATGTTTCGGGTTTATTGACCGTGGTAACTGCTGTTGAATCAACCATATTTACTTACTCCTGTTTTTTCGACCGATGATCCGCTGGTCGATACGCGGCTCTTATTGAAGAATAGTAGACGCAAGTTTTTTACCAGTTTCACTGTGCAATATCAATCCAGCCAGAATAATTACTATAATCCAACCAGCCACCCTTCCCACACCGCCGAGGACTGTAGTCATGGCTGTTTTTCTTACAACACGAAACCCCCTAAGAAGATCACGAACATCGCGTAAATCTGCGGCGGCGGATTCATCGTCGAGACCCAGTTGTTTCAATACCTCACTTGCCGCTCGCTGTGCAAACGCACCGAGATATTCTTTTTGTGCTTCAGCATCAAGATCGCAAAATTTTTGATCAGCATATTTGTCAATAACGCGGTTCATGTCGTTCATGTTGTTATCCTGACCAAGGAAGGTTTGGGTCAAACCCTGCGATTGCATCTGTGCAGTGATCATAATTCGGTTTGCCCTTGTTAAACCTTTTGAAGCACCACGTTAGAATTTTACAGATCACACATGCTCTAGCCCAATTTTTCAGTCCCATTATTTTAGGTCCTGCCGCTCGCTCATATGCCCAACGCTGAGACATTGTGTAATGCGGATTACCAGCTTCAGGAATCCCATTCACGCATCCCAAAACAGCGTTACCTGTTTCGTCCAATCCCTCAGCTATCCCAAGGAAGCATTTTTCTTCCTGGTTCATACATCACCTAAGCAATCGTTACGGCATTCGATGGTATGGAACCACTTCCGGTGATTGCGTAATCCTCAACAGCCTGAATAAAGCCGCCGAGGGCTTCAGCAAATTCTGTAAATTGAGAGACGGTGAAGCTATGAGGGATACCAGAGATATCGTACCAATTCATTGACGTAGCACCGCCAATAAAGCTTCCCTTAAGACCGATATATCCCAGGATACCTAGCACATCTACCTTCGTGTTCATTGAAGTGGCGTATGTGGCATTCAAATCTCCATTGCTCGTACAGGTAAGAATCATCCCTGAAGCGAGGGCAGATGTTGCGGCAATGGCAGCGGTTTGTATGGCAGTAGGGGCAGGAGGCCAGCTACCAGTTACTTCGGTCCAGTTGGCGGCAATAGCGTCGGCTATAAGAGTTTCATCTGTAGAAACACCTGTATCGTAACCGTATGTTTTTCCGTTGTTTTGAAAATATCGCATCGTCATTTTTTACCTCAATTCCGACCAATAAGTTAAGTTCGGGCTTCCAGCCGTTGTGATTAGCTCATAAGTTGCTCCAGCAGGAACAATGAACCAAGCATTCGCTACAGAATAAGATGCTGTCGAGCATCCTATTTGTGCAAAAGCTCCACCGTTAAGTTGAACTTGAATCCCATCGCTTCCACTTGAAGAGGTGAAGCTAACTGAAACAAATATCGGCCGTCCAGTGCTGTTAGTATAGACTGTTCCTAGCGCACGACTTCCAGTGACAACCGCCCAAACTTGACCGGGACAACCGAGAACTCCCAAATTAGTTTGCGTTGTACCAGCGTTGCTTCCCCAGCTCATGGGCTGTTGAGCTTGAATAGCGCCAGTTAAACCAGAATCACCAAGTTTTATATTATTTCCAGAGATAACCTGAAGAAGATTGCGTGGTGTTCCTCCAGAATCTCCAGACCTAACCTCTCCGGTAAAATTCATCAAATATCCACTGGCCGTAACTACCGACGAGAATGTAGGACTATTTCCGGTCCCAAGTCCAATATTTGTAGCCGCAGTCGCCGAATTAGCAACGTCCGAAAGATTGTTTGCTGAATGCAATAAACCGCTTGTGCCTCCGCTGATTGCAGCAGCTATTAAATCATTAATGGAAGTGATAACTTGGTTATAAGTTGTTTTTGATGGAGCAACACTAGCGGCAGCAAGAACGTTCAATAATTCTTGCTGAATCATGTTCAGCCAATCTGCCTCAACAACGGTTGCCGGTGATCCAGTTCCAGGATTACCATCAGTAAAATACGCAGGAGTACCAGCAGTGGCCGGTGTCGGCAGGGTAGATGATGATGTTGAGTTGTCGATTGCGAACAAGGCAGTTCCCCTTTATTGACTGATTCGGATTAACATGATTCTATGCAGTCTGTCACGAAGTGATCGCAAATAAAGGATTTGTATGAGCCGGGGCAAATTCTTCAATTATCCCCTCCAAAACAGTTCCACCATTGATCGTATACAAAGCATCCCCGGCAGAAGATTGCCCAGACCTAAAATAGGTCACGCTCAAGCTGGGCGATGTTATCAACCATGTGAAAATCCACCCGGCTCCGTAGCATGGGTCTCCGGCTCTACTTTTTCCAGCTCTAAATGGAGCATACTGCGTTATAGTGCATCCAATGTAACCCAATGATGTCAAAAGGTCTAAAAAATATTGCACACTTTGTCCACCTAGAGCGATAAATTTTGTGTAAACTAATTTCTGTCTCTGTTGGAGAGTTGTTACGGGTCCATAGTTTGGGTTAGGCAATCCCAGAGTCGCCTCCCATTCAGGCAGTAAATTTACAGGAAATTCAGGAAACGCGTCAGCAATCAAACCAGCTCCAGCATTCGCCACGCGCTGAATTGTCGGAGCCATTGCCTCACAAAAATCAGTTTGCAAAGCATCTGGATCGCGCGGCCAAACACGTCCTGTCGGCAATAAATTTTGAAACGCCGTTGCGAAATCTTCCGCAGAATATAAGGGGACTACGGCTGCTGGCATATCGTCACCATGTAATCGTACCCAATGTTGCCAAATATCCAGTTGTACTCACGATATCGGTAGCTGGAGAAGTTACGATAAAATCAATTAGTCCTGGAACAGCATCAATTCCAGCTATAACATCGGCCAACGCAATCGTTCCTCCGGTCGTTCCGTCTGCAAGCCTCACACCTCCAGGCGTTCCTTCCCTCAAAAAAGTATCAGTTATGGCCGCAGCAACCGCTGTCTTCATCGCGGTTGTGTTTGGATTTAAATTTGTGATCGTGAAATTTTTCGGATCAGCAATAGGAGCACATGAATAAACGAGTGCGGTTACCGGTTGTCGATAAGGACCAAAAATGTAATTAGCTACCGCGAGCTGGTCTCCTGTCGCTGCGGTGTCGCGCGGCTCACCAGTGGCAACGCCATTACTGCCTTGTGGAAATCCATTATATGCAGATTCCGATTCGTCAAACATTGTGTAGACAATAACGGTTCCTGATCCCATGCCGTTAGGCAAACACCATGCGCGCGTGACGCCATTGACAGCGAGCGCCCAAGTCACATAATCCTGAGCTGCACCGCCTTGTGGTGGATTTGCGAAGGCTTGTAGAACGTCACTGCGAAATGAATCAGGTGATTGTGTATCGGTGCCGCCAGTATAGGCAAGCGTCACTGTTCCGTTTGTCGTCACACCTTCGATTGCCTGACTGATGCTCATCACTGAACTTACAGGTGTATTTCCGGCAGAACCTGCTGTCTGGGCTGTCGCAGGAACTTGAATCGTGCCGCCACCGCCCACTTGAACATCGGCCGTCGAAATGAATGTTGCACCATCGGCGCGAACTAAAATCGTATTAAGGGGGATATCAGTTCCGGGAGTTCCTGAGAATGTCGTTCCGCCTGATGCCGCCTGAGGACCTTGCTGATAAATATCTTTCAAAGCCCCCCATGCCTGAAGATATTCGCCGGTCGCCGTGAATGGAACGGCTTGCAGAGCGATCCAATCAAGATACCCATACTGCAAATTAGCGAATCCAGCCTGAACCGTTCCGATAACGTTTAAATTCGCGCGCCGTAAAAGACCATCAGCTCCGGCAAGCGCGCCGTTGATGTCCGCCGCTGCCTGTTGCCGTAGCGTTGAAAGTGTGGGGCGTGGGAACGGCATTTATACTATCTCCTGCCAGAGCAAATCGAATTTAAAAGGCTTAGGTGTTGTATCATTAGTTTGAGAAATAGTCACGACCAATGCGAGATAATTAGGTGCATTCCATGATGCTTGAACATTAATATTCGCAGCCACACCGTCATCCAGCATCCATTGCAATGCCTCTTTGCAATAATCGACCGCCTGATTTAATACCTGAGTCGTTGGCGCTTTGCTTCGGTCGAGCAGCCATAAACGCGATCCTATAGGATCAACGCTTCCGTCAATTTGGTTGTCCCCCCACCAACCGCGAGGGTTCGTCGTACCGTCAGGAATCACATCCGTTGGATGGGCAACTCGATCCGTAAAAAGACTAATCAAAACGGCCGTGTAAAGATCGTTACCGCTGGCCAAAGATGGACCAGACATCGCCCAGTCGCCGCGTGCGTTTAAAGTATCCCATATCGTCTGAACATCGCTCATGGTGGACCTGGCGGATTTATTGCGTGAGTATTTGTCGTCACAGTTGCACCAGTCGTGTAGTTATCGATTGTCCAGCTCGTGCCGCCTGTCCAAGTGATCTTCTGACCATAGCCGTTAACATCCCATTCATAGCAACTCGCGCCATGTACTTTGATTCCTGCCGAGCTAGAGACAACCGAATTACCGGAAAAATCTGTCAGAGAAAAACCAACAGAAGATAACACAACTTTATTTCCAAACATATCATACAGAGCAACAGAGCCGTTGCCGAGATTCTTCAAAATATAAGTCTGATTATTCGTCGCTGTGATGGCACCGTTAGACCTATCACCGGCCAAACAGCCCATAAAGAAATCGGTGCCAACTGGTGGATTTGATGCGAAACCGTATTGTTGGACCAAAGGGATATCGTCAACGATCTGATTGATTCCTAAATTTCCCTGTACAACTCGGACTAGACCTGAATCATTCACAGGAGTGGTCGTCCTGCCGCGCGAGAGAGCGAGTGTAATTTGTCTGCGAAGACGGCGGATTTCATTCAAACAAATAGATATCAATTTTTCGCTCATTGCCCAGACCCCGCAGGAAGAGGAATCGGACTCGTGTTCACTATAGGTGTCGTCAGATCGGACGCCTTTAGCTGATCAACAGTAGAGGAAACGCCAGTGGTATCTGGAGAAGATATGGCCGGTGGAACTGGCGTCCCTTCTGCAAACGGCTGAGGAACCAAAATAATTGGCTCCGGTTGAAACGCTATAGGAGGATTCAAAACCAGCGTTGCAGTTGTTCCAGTTTCTTCATTTCTTGAATATGTCACCTGCCCGATCAACCATGTTCTGTCGGCAAGTTTCAACGCAGGAATATTGATATCAACCAAAGTGTTTGGTTGCCATAAATTTCCCGATCCGTCCCTCCAGCTATCCACCACAACCTGCAATTCATAATCTTTACCAGCGCGGCGATTACACTCCCATTGCGAGCGCAGCTTAGTAACAGTGTAACCAACATAATCACCACTTTCTACCACGATGAATTTCTGACGATGACGCGGAACCGTATTATCAACCGCCTGAGAAAACTCATTCATCGAATTGTTTTGTCCGCTACCGAGACTCTGTCCATCAGAAAATGATGCTGTAGATTGATATACACAGACGTAATTACTGTATCTCTTCATCGATAAACGCACGGTTGCGGATTGCACGTTCACTCCCTGAACCAACGCGCTCCCAGCCTTTATAGTTGATGCCTGACTAAGCAAAATACTTCCGTCAGGCATATCGTAATAAATCAACTGCTCATATCGCGTGATCCTCTCAATAATTTCGACAGCAGTTTCACCGTACATCAAATTAAATTGAGGAATAGGTTTTGAATTACCTGTATTTGGAGTCTGGGCCACAGGAATCCCATAGACTGATGCTAACCCCTGAATAATCTGTAATGCGCTAGAATTTACAAACTGCGCGCTATTCCATTCGGCAGAACAATCTACCACATCTTCACTCATGCTGCGGCCTGAAACACTGACGGAGTGCTGCTGCGCTTCGATCTTAGCTTCATATTCGTCTATATATCCGGTCAAGACCAGATCATTGCCAAGTTTTAACTGACACGGAGCACCCGCCTGTATGATTATCTTCGAACCATCGGCAGGAAAAAATTCCGTCAATTCTATCTGAAAATCATTCGGCATACGCTCTATCGCGCGAGTCACCCGGACAGATGTCCATCCTGATATCGATTGTTGTCCTGTGACAATTGTTACATCATCTGACATATCAATAACTCACCGCCTGAAAAGACAATGGCATAAACGCGGGATGAACGGGATTTGCAAAACCTACCAATTGATCTGTACGGGTGATATCTTGGTAATATCTATAAGCCAAAACCAGAGATGGAACAGGAGCATAATTCGTGAACGTTTTTAATGGAGGCAACGCAGAACCGCGCGCGGTCAAATCCTGAGAAACTGCGGTTCTTAGATTTTTAAACGCCAGATACGTTTCATCCTGCCCTTGATTTCCTGCTATCAAAATTTCAGCATCGAGAATATCGCAAACGGCAGTTTGGATTGTCTCAGCGTCGTTTTGTGAGGATGGTTGATAATTAGCGGACGCTTGGGCCAAAGCTACTGCGGCAGTTCGGCGACACAAATCAGCAACACCATTTTGAACATTCGTCTGCGCGAGTCCTATAGCTGAACTTGATGTGACGGCCGTAGTAACGAAGGCATTAAGTTGTGTAAAAATACGGATCGCATCTGCTGGATCGGTGATCGCCTGGAGCAACGTATTTGCCAAGGTCTGAACTGCATTTGCGAGATCGGATGGCTGACTCATAATCCCTCCGCTACAGATGAAATATTGTTCACTGCGCTGGAAATTTGTCCTCGATCAGCAATACTTGTGTTCGTCAAATTCGCCACCTGACTCGCGAGCTGACTTGGAGAAACATATGAACCACTGATGCTGCCGCTACTGCTGCCGGTTGAACCACCAAAAAATCTTCCAAATGGTCCGATAATACCAGATGCAAGATGAAAAATATTCGTCGCGTCGTTCCCCAACGTTGAAGCAATTCCAGTCCAACTTGATACAGTTCGAAATGCCTGGGAGACCACAGACGCTCCCTCCTGAAGACTCGATGTGACCTGCGTCGCAAAGTCATCACTCATCGCTTGATTGGCATCAGAACCTGCATTCGTTACAGCAACACCAGTTGATACACCTTGAGATGGATAAATTTTGGCGCCGGATTCTCCGAATTGAAAATTAATTTCGATAACGCGACCATGCGATTTATGCGCGCGAAACTGACACGACAAGATACTCAGCGTAAGAGTGCCATAAGTAGGATGTACTAAAGTTCCAGGACCGGCGATCTCAGCGGCCGTCTGCATCAAATCTCTTTGCGAGATCACGTCATCACCGACGATGAACCCGATCAAATTATATTTTCTTGATTTACGGCCGATATCTTCCTGCCAAGGAATATCTCTGAATGGATAAGTGTGCTCAACATTTCTGCGACCAATATCCGTGTCGTTTCCCTCTGTGAAGAAAGGAACACCGTTCCACGAAGCTGGGTAAAGCTGGGAGAAATAGCTGTCGAGCGTTGCCAAAGGATTCGACAAAGCCAAGATTTGATCGAGAATACTCATGGTATGTTCTGTAACGAATAACTAATGTTGACGGGAACTTTTTGTCCGTTTGGACCTTGCGTTGTTACCTTAGTGCCTGGTTGAGCATTGTAAACATTTACTGTGACAGGAGAGCCGCCCTGACCTCCACCAGAATTTTTTCCTCCTACGGCTCCCAAGATAGTGCTGTCATCAGAAAAATCGGGTGGTGGAGAACCGGGCAGAGAAATCCCGCTTTGGCTGGTAGTATCTACATCACCCATAGCATTCGGGGATACACCAAAAAAATCCTTGGCGGATTTTCTCAGAGCTACAGAAAAATCACTTGGTGTATTACCGGAGGAATCAGAATTTTTGTTGCCGAACGATGACGCACCACGGTGATAATCAGGATATTGACTACGCCATGATTTATAACCGTTCCACAAATCCGATGCAGAACCCAACATCTCCATTGGCTTTGACGTGAGATCGACGGGTTTAACCTGCCTCGATATAGATGAGACTATAGCAGTATTTATGATTTCTGCATCCTTAACAAGGGTATTAAAATAAGACAATGTTTTAGAAAACAAATTGACGACAGGAACTGCGGCTGGTGCGTACAAAAGAGTTAAACTCTTCTGATAATTTTCGATAGCAAGACGCGCGCCGTTCGCTGAACGTTCGATCTTTAAAAAATCCTCAGATTGTTTGTCTGTTGCAATAAGTCCAAGATCGCCGGCCATTTTTTTTCTTTTATTAAATTCATCTTCTCCGTACATCAGCATAGGTTTCATAAAACCAAGCTGCGCCGTATCCAACATTTGTGAGCGAACTATGGGGGAAAAATTCTGTAACTTTCCTGAAATCTCGCGCATCAAACTATCGACTCCACCAGGAGCCTGAATCCTAGCTCGAATATCTTTTATTCCTATGTCTGGACGAGACAAAAACGCCATCAATGGATTATTTCGGCCGAAGGCAGTATCTTCCATATTTTTCGAGAATGTTTTAAGACCGGACATCATATCATCGGTCTGGATTCCAAACATTTTTCCGAGGTTTATCCAATTCTGAATCCCCTGATTCGCCATACCTGTTTCATAACTTGTCTGTTTGATCTGTGCAGCAACGTGTCCCCAGCCAGCGGCCATATTCGCGAACACAGAAACCCCAGCTATGCCAGTAAGCGCCATAAAAGGGGAAAGGATGTTGTCCATAGCAAGCTTCAGAAGATCAGCAGCCTCAGTCGTCCCCTTCAGACCATTTTTGATTTGAGTGAACCCGGCGTCTCTTTCCCACTGATTTTTGGATGCGGTCATGGTTTTAAAAACGTTATTCACGTTTTTAAGCTCGCTGGAAATCACATTAAGAGATTTAGGGTCGAGAGGACCACCCGACCCTTCTGACTTACCACGCGTGCGCCTGAAGGCAGCGTTGACACGATATAACTCAGCATTGACGGCTCGCAAACTTTTGAGAGCCGGATTGTTATCAGCGGAGATTACAAATTTGAAATCTTTGGCCATCTCACGGTTCCTTCAGAATCTTGGAGATTCTACGAGCCTGTTTTTCCCACCAAACAATTTGACTGCCCGTTAAACTCCAAGCTTCATTAGGTCCCCAGTGAAACGTGTACGTTAAGTCGGCGAGGATGGTTCTCCATCCTCTTGGCCAATGTCCAAAAAATCGGAAATAATCCTGTTGGCTCGCAACAGATCGCTCCCCAGTAAGTTTTTCACGATCTTCGGATGAACGTTCGCGGCCAAGGACACGAGCTTGATCGTACGGGCAGTATCGCTCGTTTTACCAGCTTCCTCAGCGGCCTCAAGCTCAAAGGCTGTTGGTTCGCGGATCGTCAATTCGGAGATGGTGTTTCCCTCAGTGATAATCGGCTTCCTGAGCGTGATTACCTTGGATTCAAGAACTGTTGATGTCATGATGTCGCCAATACCTCAGTTACACAACCTGTCGGTCCTTCAAATCGAACCGGGAATGTTGCCTCTGTTGATTTTACTTCCTGTTCTTTAACGGTCCACATATTGTTCCCGACAACGCTCTTGCCGTTCGCAAGCTGGATGTTAACCGTCACATCCGTCATCTGATTAAAATCTTCAACCGCTAAACCTCCTGTGTCGCGCAGAACCATTGAGATGTAACCTGAAACTGGCATTTCCTTGTAACCGTGAATTTGATCTTCACCGGCCATCGTCTCGCGCGTGACTGTGGACGGAGACCATTCAAGTTCTCCCTGAAGTAAATAACTCAGGCCGTCAACCGTGACGGAGGCAATACCAGCAATTCTATTTGTAGCCATAATCGTCCCCTTAGGTTAGCCTGAACTGACACAGCAAAGCTAGAATATCGAGCTGATCGATCAGCGCCGGGTCGAACAGGACATCGGCGCGATTTGGATACGTCGCGTTCTGCTGAACGATCAGACCAGCAATAAACTCATCGCTGTTTTGTGTCTGGCCGTTATATTCCATCGTCATGTACTGAGCGATCAGTTCTGACTTAATCGTTGACGGCGTGACAATCGAAGCTCCATCAGCGAATTTTGTTCCATCAGCGGCCAATTTAACGCGCGCGAATTTTGAAGTGACAGCAGATTTCAATTGCTGCAAAATCGATTCAAGATTGTACAAAGTATTAATCTGCAAATATGAATCATCAGGTTGATTAAATTTGTTCAACTGATAGGTCGTGATAGTTCCCTCCAACAAACACTGGCCGGAATCCGTCACAGTGAATGTCGAAATACCATCAAACAACAAAGAATTACGCTCTGTCGCAGGAAACCGCGAGACCAACGGCGGTGGCTGCAACGAACTCATCGCGAGTGTGTGCAGTGGGCGCGCAGGGTCCGCGCGGAGAGCAGGTGCTGCCGTACCAGCAAAATCAGCCGCAACAACCCATGACGGAGTCGGAGAATTATAGTACCCTAAAACAGAAGAATGCTGATCGTTCAGCGCAGTTCCGAAAGAAACCAACGATCCAAATGTTCCCTTACGCGCATACCACGCATGCCCATAAAATTGCTGCTCCCAGCTCCAGGCTCCCGTGGAATCATTCAGATAGGCAGTGATCGCTTGCATTGATGTTACATCGGTCAATGAACAAACCAAAAAATCATAAGCCTGTGCGTCAAGGTTCGCGAGCGCCGTTGTCAAAACAGGATTCGTAGCTCCGTTCGCCATCGCTGTGATGGTATAGGCAAGTCCAGCCGGGTCAACTTCCCCAGATGCAGCGCCAATATAATTCGTACGAATGTCAATATCGTTTCCGGTGAGACCTGCATTCTTCGCAATAAAATCTACCTGATACGTGTTTGTTCCGTCGATAGCGGCCGTCACAGGAAGATTTGTGTTCGCCGCAACAGCGGCGACAACAGCCGTCGCAACATTCGCGGCTGTCATAGTTGAGCTGATCGCAACCTGAAGATTGACGCCAGCAATATACAAATTATGTGTTCCGTTTTGGGTCGGAGCGGCGGTGTACGCAATCGATCCGTTTGCCTTAACGCCTGAACCGTTATCAGACAGAGGAAGATACCACAATTCGCCAAATGGATCAGCCTTGCGATATGCGGCCGTCATCAGAGCCAGAATCGATCCAGGACCACCCTGCGTGATCGCGTCTGAAGGACCCTGAGAAATAATCGGAACATTGGGAACGGCAACACCAGCCGAAGTAATCTGACCAATAACAACCGCTCGCGAAGTTTGCTGCCCGGTGTTGGCTTGTGAATTGTCAAGTTCAGCATAGAACAACGGAAGACGAAGATTGGACGGAATGTAGTTGAAAGGAATCGTCGTCATTTTTTATTCCCCTTGACCGCTGTTTTTGAATCTGATTCGGTCTGCACCAAAGTCACATCTCCGTCACGCAAGCGGCGCGCCCAGAATGGCGTATTTTCTACATTACCGCCGTCGTCAGGCAGGAATGTCCGAGTGAACGGATCACGAATTTTTATACCCTGATTCGGTTTGATAAACATGCGGTATCCTAAGTCTGTGGCAGTTTTATTACAAGCTCTTTTGCGTCAGGATCAGTGAAGGACTTTCCAACCGTGATGTCAATTTCTGTTAGAGGAACTGCCGGGATCGCGGGATATTGATTTTGGTCCTCAAAGAACTCAAGGCCGTAAGCCACAGTATAATGAGCAATGTGCTTTCCTGTAGTCGAATCAATATGGCCGTCAGAGTTTACAAAAATAAATTGCTGCGTGTCCTTGCGAAGATAATAATTCGTAAGAATAGCCTGATCAATTTGCCACAATAACAAATCAATTTCTTTGCGCGCTTTTTCTTTTGAATTGGCAAATAATCGAACATCAAATTCGAGGGTGGCAATCGTAGTAAAATTCGGCTGGTAGCGCCCCATAGAACGCTTAACTTCCGAATCTTTGTTAAACAAGATGGCGGGCGATTTCTGTTCCCCGGTTGGCCAATCGTATTCATAGACGTTAGGTCCAGCCAATGTAGCTGCATCGATTATCGCCTGTAACGCGATTTTTCTGAGACGCACACGTTCAAGCATCATGGACTCTGGTAGTCTTGTGAGAAATTGAGCATCAATTTTATGTGACCGTGACTGTCAGGCCGAGCTTCGCGCACAACATATGTTTTTCCGCGAATTGAAATTTCATCATCTGGCTCAGGATATATCACACAATCCGAAGCGCGCACCCCAAAAACAGGCATCGTGACCGTTACCGGCAAACCGTCTTGGATGACGTGTTCACGATAAGCATGATCGAAGACACCATTCAGCTCGAATGGCTCTCCCAGTCTCGGATAATAGGTAGGAATAGGGTATCCCTGATTTACCTCACCAAAGGTATTCATACAGGGGGCGAGAATGAGCTGATCAAAGCTTAATCCCATGAAGCTTCAGCGTCAGCGAGACGCTTTCCCTTGCATTGGTTTGATGATTTTTTGATCAGTGTCTTCCTCGATCTTCACTCCACCGTCTTTCGGAAGATAAGCCGACACATCAGCGGCGGCGATTTCATCAGCCGTGAACTGACGGCCTTTTGCGTGAGGATCGATAATGAAACCCTGCTTTGCCAGACGCTCAACGTCCCATTCCAAAACCATAACTTTGCTTCCTGGACCGTTGAGTTTTGCACGGCCGTCAATGCCCGTTGTTTGAATCGAGCGGCGCGGAGCAACGGTGACTTCAACCATTTTTTCTGATTTTTCGATAACGGGCATTTTTCTCTCCTGAGTGATTGGTTGCCGGTCTCTCCCGGCTTGTCACGCGCTGTGTCTTTATATGCGGCGGCGTTCCCTCTGGGGCATTTGTTACGGCATTACACTAGCTGTTACGGTAGCTGCCAAGCAAGCATTCACACGAGCCGGGATCGGCAACGGCGAAGACTGCATGAGCATAAACCGCTGCGCTGGATCGGGCTGCGTCCAAACCTTCGGCGCATACGGCATCGTGGCATAGCTGAAGTCAGGATCAAGGATCGTGGCAAATGCCCGGACGCCCATAAGAGCACGAGAGGTCATCAAAATAGTGCCATCAGGGATCATGCGATATTCTTGATTGAGCGTGCCGCCTTCAGTGCCGTCATCGACATACCAATCGTTGTAGACCCACAGGCGATATGAACCCCACATGCCCTTCAGGATCGCGCCATGCTGCGCTTCCGAAGCCATCTGGACTTGGTTCTTACCGGGATAACCAAAACGCGACGTATCATAGACAACAGCCGCAAGAACCGTGGAGTCCTTCATAAAGTAGTAATAAGGAGTTGGCGTAAAGATGATGTCGGTTACGACCGCACCGGACTCACGCAAAACCTGATTCTGCCAAGTGTCAATGTTGAGAGCCGGTGTAGCAGCCGCGTTGCCACTATCCCAAAGAGCGGTTCCCGTCAGCGTGATCGTGAGATAAGAAGAACGGCCGAAATCAATGGTAACGGCAGGAAAACCATCACCCTGCATCGTAATCGTGCCGTTGATCAGTTCTTGGCAAGCCATCCATTCAAGACGGCGCTGAATCATATCGATCTGGTCGGCCATTTCAAATTCAAGATTCTGCATCATGCGAACAGCCGGGTCTTTATCACCGCCGATGCGCTCACCGATCATACGGCGAACAGGACGACGAAGATCAGGCGCGCGCTTATCTTTGATGTAAGGCGGTTTAAAAGTATTTGTCTGAATGCGGCGTTGCTCGACCAATTTGCCCTCAACCATTGGCGAGACAAAAGGTGCCAAACGCCGTTTACCAACATCAACGTCGATGCTGACAAATTCCGATTCAGATTGTTCGATCAAAGGAAAGAACTGATCCAAAATGAAAGTCTGGGCGACCTTCAGATTAGGAACAACCGCGATCAGCGTATTTGTGTCGAAAATTGACGGAAAGTTATAAGCGCCCATGGTTTGTTCCCTTTACTGGTGTTTAACCCAAAAAATAGTTACTCGTTGGTCGGATCAGCCGCACTTACGGAGTTCTTGAGGAAGATGCTCAATGAACGAAGAGGCGAAGTCAATGTAGCAACCGTCCAGCTCGTATCGAATGTGATTGCGTTTTGATTGAACTCACCAGTGAAATAAACCCCGGCGTTAACAGCCCCTGCACTTGGATCAGAGACATCAGCTAAAACAGCAGTAGGATTTTGGCTACCGTCAACAGCCGTTGTAACCGAAGGAATGTAATTCCCAGAGCCAGCCGCAACTGTGATGGTAAATTTATCACCCGCCACAAAATGCGTTGAGGTATCAGCCAGAACTCCTTTAATTTCATTGTTAATTGTGACGCTGCCAGCAGAGCCGTAATCATATTCGCCAATATCAACACCTCTGGGATCGAGCAATTGCGCGCGGCCAGTTGCAAGAATTGTAAGAACGTAAGCTCCAACTTTTGCGTTGGCCTGGAGCGGATTGGTCCCGTCCACAGTGAACGTACCAGTTCCCGTATTTGTCCCAGCTACCGAGGTAACAGCGCCGAGCAATACCTGTCCTAGAATAGTGCCGCGTGGCAACGGCGTCACGCTATTGACGGTCGCACCAGAAGAAATGGTGACGTTCCCGGTTACTCGCGGGAATACACCAGCGATTAGTTGATCTGGCAAATAACTATTGTCGAAATTCATCGGCTGTTGGGGTACATCGCCGTTTGAAGTTACTGTGACCGTCATGTTATACTCCCAAAATTAAGTTTTGTTCTGAACTCAGCCGGGGTATTTTTATGTCCCCCGGCCAAGCCCCTCTACTCGCCTCAGGCGGGTAATTTCTTCAAAGGCTCTTCACCACGATTCGAGCGACCTGCATTCACAATCGCCAACGCCCTTTGGTCTGGAGAAAGGGTGGCAAGACGTTCAAACGATACAGGGCCAGCCGCAGTTTGCTCTTCAAAATCAACGCCAACATTTGCATTTTGAACCTTCGCCATACGCTCATCAATACTCGCGCGGCGAGTCGGCGCGGCAGGAGTATCAATCATAGTGGCTTCCATAACAGCAATTGCCGCTTCAGCGTCAAGCTCCGTGTGAAACGCAAATTGAGCAGCGACATGCGGACGACCAGCAGCAGCTTGACTACGGAAAATAGTCGCGCAACGAATGCGCTCTTCGAGAACAGCAGCGCGGATCATATCCCCAGAGGCAGCAGCCTTTTTGCTTTTTTTGTCCTCTTTGTCATCGCGATCCTTATTTTCCTTTTCCTTTTTCTTTTCCTTTTTCTCGTCGCTTTCGCCTTCGTCAGAATCTTTATCTTCCTCGTCTTCTTCTGTATCGCCCTCACCGGCCTTCACTTTGGCCTTGGATTTGGCTTTCTTGCCATCTTCCTTATCATTGGCGGGAGGAGCTTCCATTGTTTCTGATTCGTTCGGATCGACTTCTTTCGCGCCAGCGCCCTTGGCAGCTACAGCGTTTGATTGCAGGAGATGCGCGTATGTTGCGGATTTGGACATCAGTTTCTCCAGAAAAACAAGATATTGAGTGATTCGTTGAATAAAAATCTATCCCTATGGGATTTTTATGTCAATCAAATAAGTTCAAGAAGCTCGGCAAACGCCTCATGCGGCGAATGAACACCATCAGCAAGTCCGGCTTCAACGCCATATTTTCCGTAAAAAGTACCGGCCTGAGTCGCCCTAACGGCCTTCTTTGTCATGCGCCGATTTCGCGCAACGGTATCCACGAATAATTCACCAGTCTCATCGACCATGTGCTGCATTTTTGCGCGCGCCTCTTTGCTCAATGGCGATGCCTCATTACCGTCTACCTTGCGAGCGCCGTAATGAATCATTGTTACGCGCATGCCTTCTTTTTCAAGATGTTCTGAACAATCAACGTGCATCATTACCGCACCAATCGAGCCGGTGCCGCCAGTGCGCGGGACGGTAACAATTTCACAAGCCGATGCAATCGCATATGCGGCCGAATATGCACACTCACTCAAGATCGCCATCATCGGCTTACCACCGCCGCGCGCGGCGTAAATTTCTTCGACAAGATCAAAACAACCAGAAACTTCGCCCCCACCAGAATCGATATCGAAAGCAATTCCTTTGACGGTAGAATCAGAAAGCGCAGCATTAAAATCACGGCGAACTCGATCATACCCGGTCACACCAGAAAGAGCACCCATATAGCTGCTCTTGTGGACGAGAGTTCCAGTTACCGGAATAATCGCTATACCCTGCTCAACCGCGTAATCTTTTTCAGAACCGACTTGACCGTTCGCGATTTGCGCTGCGAGGTGTATTTCAGAGCCATCTTCACGATATGCTTCCATTACTCCAAATCGGCCGTACAAACCGCACAGAATAATCTCCGCTTTCGCCGGAGAAATCGCGAGCGGTGTATTGAATATTCGCTGAGATAATTCCGGGAATCGATTCATGATCAACCAATCCTTTCAGTTTGCACAACTTCGTCAGGTTTGTTGCCCCACGAAGGAACAGGAATGCCGCGCTCTTTGAACGCGTCGATCTCTGTCTTACGTTGGTCGAGCGTTTCTTCCCAATCCTCACCGTAAATTTCAGCTTCTGCCTCCAGCGTAGACAGGCCAGCCTCCATCGACAACATACTGCCCTTGATTTCCTTGTCGAGATCGATAGCTCCACGCGAAGGTCCGAGCCAGCGACATGCTGAGTACGCTCCACGACATTCTGCAAATTCAGGTGCGTCTTTTGGCAGAGGAAGATGATCAACGTCAAAACATTCCTCTACAAACAGCGAGAAAACTGGATTGGCAAAACCAGTTGAGAAATGCGCGCGGCGGCGCTGCAATGTTTTCCATGCTTCGACAATCGCTCCGCGCGCCGAACTATAATTCGATTTTGACCAATCGCTACTCACCTGTTCGTAAGACAAGCCTGTAGCCGACGCAAAGTTTCGAAGAAATGTTGCCTGAAAATCAGCAAACGCAGCGGCCGGATGTTCGGCCTTCACGGTCACGATTTCTTCGCCGGGAAACAAGTGCGGCATCTTCGCGCCGCCGACATTGATATTTCGACCTTGGTGATATTTAATTCGCTCTTGCTGATAAGCGTTCAGCGCTCCCTCGTTACCGAGAGCCGAAGCTACAATCTCAGGATCGAACGGCGATTTTATATAGGCCCCAAAAATCGCATTGATGACCGCCTGATCGAGTTCAGCGCCGTCATACTGCGTGAGCATCTTCAGACGCTCCATGACAGAATTAAAAATACCGATACCACCGCGATGCTGCCCGGCCCGATCAGCGACGAAGGAATGAATAACAACAGGACGGCCCCATGAAGTTTCGCGGGGTAATTCGTCCCAGATCATCGCATCAGCAGCGTTGAACCAATCACCGATATGCGCGCGGCGAATATAGTAACCTACCGGCGCGCCAAGATGATCGACTTTTACTCCTCCGCGCCAGGTTTGATTATCGTATTGATTTTGAGGATTGCTGAGACGATCAGGATCGATGAGCTGTATCGAAGTAGCATAACGAGCTTTTCCGTACCCAATTCTCTCTGGAAGCCATAAAGCAGTGGCTACGCAATCGCCGTCGATCAATTGATGACGTAACGCAAGATAGAGAATTTCAGAAATAGTTTGACGGCGCGCTGCATCGCAATAATGGTTTGGATCATTCGCCCAGGTGCGATAGTGAGCTTCCAATTCGCGGCCATATTCTGTTGCCCATACAGCATCAAATTTTTTGTTCCCGGTGTATGCTTGAAGAGCGCGGTAATCTGGTTTTGCAATCGGACGAAAACATCCTCCGATTATATTATCCAACGTACGCGTCACCGCGCCGGTAGCCCAACCATCGTTGCGCGTAATATCGCGCGAGCGGCTAACAATACGATCACGCCATAAATTGATTTCCTGATCCGGTGAGCCGAGAAAAGGATTCCAAGTTCCCATGCGTTGACCGCGCATGTCCGCCGAGTCATAAGGCGTAGAACCAGACAGCCCGTTACCAGAAATCGCACCCATGCGATTATTGACAGTCGCTGGTGTCATCGGCTTGCCTGAAGAATCAAGGATTTTTACTTGGCCATCCATTATGATCTCCCAGATGTGAATATAGGAGTCAGGGGACGACGACCGCAAGTGATGCCTAGCTGCGCTTTCAATTCCTGTATGTATCCACGCAGCATACTGATATCGGGGTGTTTATATGTAACCATTTTTTGTCCGTCGCCTTGCTGATAAGCAACTTGAACGACCTTAGAGCCGGTCATCAAATCATGCATCGCCTGTTGCGAGTCCAAAAGCCATTGCTGCAAGGTTGCAGTTGGTATTCCGACGAGATCAGATTTTGATGGATCGTACATTTTTTTACCTAGGGATCACGGGAGCATATCACTCAAAGATTTTTTCTTATTGGTTGACTGGACTACGATCTTAACACCCGAATCAGTTGATTTGTACCCAGAGTCTTTTCGAACCTGCTCCAAAGTCGCGACATTTTCCACTGGAATCAGAAAACTATTTGTTTCCCACGGAGCCGCCCATTGCGGCGGTTTGTCCCACTTTATCTGCGAAACTCCATGAAGATGGGCGATTACATGGGTCATTACCATCAAATCCAAAGCTTCATTCCTTGCGCCCTTGTTAACTTTTGCCCACTTACCGAGCGCATCTCGAATTTCAGCCACGAGCTGCTCGAACCAAGGGTGAGGCGGCGCGCGGTTGGCCAGTGATTTTGGAAAATGAACATACCACGGACCCTCATCACCTTTCTGCAATTGACCGTTCAGTTCATCCTTAAAAAGGTTTGGGTTGAACATCGCAACCGGAACAACACCCTTAGACGCGGCGCGTTGTTTATTTCCTGAAGTATCTGGATAAGTCACCGTCAGTTTTTTTGCCATCACGCTCGACGCACCTTTCATCGGTAACGCCGACCAAGCCTCTTTCTCATTTACAATTCCGTAATTTCGAACCAGACCTTTATCTTTCCAGCGCATCCAAGCGTCATATGCTTGCCGAGTCACACCGGGCAGACCGCCTGAGTCCCATCCTATTCCACGAATTGGCATCGCCTTTTCTGAATTTTCTGACAGAGGATATGCACGTTTCAACAATAAATTTATCATCTCATCCCAGTCGTTAGGATTTGTTGCCGGATCACCAGAGACTCTAAACTTATCAACAATCCAGCTTTCTCCACCTATCCCCCAACCGCGCACCATTACATCAAAATGCGCCACCTGAATATCGAATGCAGCAGTCAAAAATCTGACACCTTGAGGAACAGTTTTTAAAACCAACCTTTCTTCAGAGCGCGCCGCCAGATCATTCGCGGTCACTGTTCCCATCGAACGAGGAGGCGTGTAAGGAATCCCACATTGCTTGACCATCACCTCTTTCAATGTTTGCTCTTCACCAGAAACTTCAAACTCACGCTCTGCCTTCACCTTTGCGCGCGCGAGCGCACCAATACCTCCCAGAAGAAACGGTGACATAGTGCCTACGACCCAGAACCCGGCTATAGCGCGTTTAACGCGCTCGCCTGTAACGACACCTTCGACCGTTATAGATTGTCCTGTAGCTATCCACCGTCCTCCGTCAGCATTCATTTTGAGACGTTCAGCATCAGTAATCGCGCAACCGTTGACCGGGCAAACCAAAACGGCTTTTTCTTGTATCTCATCGAGCGAACCGTCTTCAGGATATGACAAATCCATAAATCGATCAGCTAGAGGACACGGCGACGACCACGCGCCGCAGCTTGGACATTTCCAGTACCACACGCGCCGATCTGAATCGGCGTAGACTCCCATCACTCCGTCAGTCCAATCACGATCAGGATTCATCCCGCGCGCGCGATCAGGATGGCTTGTGATCAGTAACTTTGATTCATTTCCGAAAGTTTGACGGCGCACATCGAGCAGAGGCTTAATGTTGCCAAGGCTTTCGGGATACGCATCGATTTCGTCAGCCACAATGCGCGGGGCTGATTTGTTGATCAGGTTTGAATATGTTGCCGATAACAGCTCAATCCGCATCGTGCGGAAGTCCTTAAAATGCAAGCTGTCGTCGGTCGGTTTTTTACCAAGAGATTCTTTCAGAAACGTGTGGTTCTGAATCATTGGATTGATTCGGCTTTTTACATACGCCTCCAAACTGTCGTCGGTCTGCATATACCACAAAAAATTTCCTGGACTCGCCTTGATCGAGCGCATCAGCCAGTTTTCCGCTATGGAAGTTTTTCCTGATTGTCCCGGCCCGACGATAACAATTGTCTGAACGTCAAAATTATCAAGCTCGTCCATCGGATCATTCAAATAGGGGACGATGTTGTTGTCCCACTTGCCAACGTGTCCACCGCCTTCGTTGAACAGCCAGCGATATTTTTCAGAAAATTCAGAAACAGAAAGACGCTCGCGCGGCCGATAAAACTCCAAAATCTCACGTTCGTCGTTTCCCCACATTATACACCAGCCATTTCATCCTTAGAGAATGCAGTCTCAGAGTCGTTTACCAAAGCCTCGCGCGCCTGATCCATGTGAAGGCGGAAAAGCTCTATGGTTTCGTTCGGAAGTCCCATTTTTTTTCCGATCAAATTTGGCATCATTTCCATCTGTTTCGCAACGCGCGATATCAGGATGATCATGCGCGATATAATTTCCTCACGCTCCACAAGGACGCCACGCTTTTTGTCATATTCAAGCTGCAACAACTTTGTCTGGACAGCACTCTTGCTATCTTTTGAGTTTATTTCCTTACGGAGTCTTTTTATGTTGTCTGGCAAATCCTCTTTGTCAGGTTGAACTCGCTCGCCTCTCCACCAATCGTTGCCTTCATCAATCCAATCACTTATTTTTTTCCAGTCAAATTCCGTTCGGCCGTTATCAGGATTTTTCCTGCACGGAAAGTTTTTATATTTTGCGATTGTTGACCGTATAGTTTTCCGGTCAACATTAAAATGTTTTGCAGTCTGCAAAAGATTTTCTATGGTCATTTTGCAGTCTCTAAAGCGCGTGCCATTGATTCATTCATAAGTTCAAGAAAATTACTCTCCACAATTTTTCTTGCTCGATCAAAATAATGCAGTTCTTCATGAACCGCATGTGGATCGGCGAAACGCACCAGAATTTTTAATCTTGGACCTCCACCCTTACCCTTAAGTCGCTGAAACACTCCACCAATCCTAGTTCCGTTTTTTAATTTAACTTCCCCGGAAAAAACATTGGGTTGTGCCTTCAAGTTTTTAACACGCTGGTATGGAATGTTTCCGTATTGGTTCGTTTTTATTCCTATAGGTCTTAGCATCGCTGTATGAGAGGGTCCGGCAGGAATTTCATTTCCACCAAATTCATACGGCTCCAAATACTCAGCCTGAATGTCTTTTACAAACACCACAGCTTCCAATATATTTTTGTTGGACGGAATAAAGGATACGCCACCCTTCGTGAAGGGTGTTGCCGTAGGAAAAGTTTCAGCAATCCCCTCGACCTCTCCAGCTACTACAGCCTTCGCTAATTTATTGATTGTCAGCGAGACCGCATAAGGCAGTTGTTTTCTTCCGAAATCGTCGATTACTTTTGCAAACTCATCGACGTTTGATTTTATACTGAACTCTGTGTCGCTCATTTTACACCGAACATTGGAAAAACTTCCTGCCAAACTCCGTCAAGCTCCCAGCGACGATATCGCTGATAAACACTATACCATTTTCCATACTTGATCGGCAATTTTCTCCACGATCTTTTGTTCAGAAAAACCCATAAAACAGCTTCGACATTCAAACGTCTATTGATCTCCAATGTTCCGACATAAGACATCGGTCCAGGTAAGAATTTTCTAATTTTCTCCCACTGATCATCGTTTATTTCCCACTTTTGCATTATTTCCTCCGAGGGCAGACATTTTTTTTTAGACAAAACTTTCTGTCTACATTTTGTTCCACTAGCAAACTAGGTCAACGTAGAAAAACTCACTAGGTCAACGTGAATTTTCCTTTACTTACAACACTATAATCATATTGTCTACATATTGTTGACAAAACAGGGTATTCTCCATAAACCCCTAATACGACTCTCACTTAGCACCCCCCATGTTTGTGATTATTCACTGTGTTACATATTTTTATCCTTATAAGGTCAACAATATGTAGACAAAAAATACTTTCATCAAATAAATCATATACTTAACTCACGTTGACCTTTACGTTGACACAACGAAACATGTCAACGTACTTTTCTTATATTTCAAATAGTTACGAACGTTTCTTACTTATCCACCAGAAGAAACTAGTGGTACAGAGCTGTAATCGTTTACGAAAGTATTTTTTAGAAACACGTGTTTTTTATGCTATGTCAACGTGGTTTTCTTATTTATCAAAGACTTAGCTATTTATGGCTGAATTGTGGCTATTGCCTAAAAAATAGGCAATGACACAGAAAAACCCCAATTGAGAAAAATTAACCATTTGCCTAAAAAATAGGCAGAAAGGTTAACGTTTTGTCCTCGAAATAAAAATATATGGCGCTCAGGAATCTCGCGGGCGCGAAAGACCCGCGTCTCGTGGGGATCGAAGGAAGGACCCATTTTTATTATATATATCAATGACTTAGAGGGAAATAGTGAGCTTTTCACATGAGTTAATAAGAGTAAAGATTGTTATATATCAATGACTTACAAACAAATAAAATAAGTAAAGAACTATTTTAATAGTCTATATATATCAATGAGTTAAGAACAAATAGGATATCTATTTGATGAATTTTACAAGGGATATATCACTCAAAAGAACAAATAAGAACAGAATAAGAACAGATAGAGTACGGATATACTGTTACAATGTATCAATAATAATTTGGTGGATAACATGGGCACAACACAGCACGACACACGACACACGGCACGACACAATAAACGGCAGAGAGATACACGGCCTATCAAGCGCATGAGATATGAACATAACGGCCAAGCAAGCCTTGTGAAAACAGCATGTAAACAGGCGCGCGAGATAGAGCATATATATAATGTAAAATCAGGTGCATAACTTGGTTATTGTAAAAATGTCACATTTTAGACAGATAGACAGAAAAAAAGTTATCCCCTAATAATTCCCCTTGCATGGTATTAGGAAAATCATTAGATTAATCACTGTAAGAACAAACACAGGGAAAAACAATGTACCGCTTTCGATCCTACCAACCTAAGACATACCCCATGACGGCAAGAGAGAATGCAGCGGCTTTTCTCACAATCATTGCCGTAGTGGTTGCCTTAATCATCACAATTTCACGCTAACGGAGTCTGCTATGACATATACCGAGTTTCTCGAGGAATGCAGCAAGCGCACAATCCACAAAAGCGTAGCTGTTGAGAATGAGAAGATAAAAGACGCTTTAAGAAAAAGGGATGACAAAGAAGTAAAGAGGCTTTTAGACACAGAATTTTGATCCGTGCAAGTTAACCAATAACAACAGGAGTCAATCATGCCTAAGACAATCGAAACAAAAGTTTTTACGTATGAAGAGCTTTCGGACGAAGCAAAACAAAAGGCGAGCGAATGGTACTTAGACGGAAATTATTTAATCGGGGAGGACGCATGGGAACAGATTAAGGGAGACGCAAGCCAAGTAGGATTAAAAATCATTTCCCTAGACAAACACAGGGAAAATAAAGGCGAATTTAAAACATCAGCGCCGGAGGTTGCCGAAACAATCGTTGCACAACATGGGGACACTTGCCAAACACATAAAACAGCCAAGCTATACCTTAAAGAGCTGGCGGATTTGGGCGAAAGGCCAAGCGATACAGAGGAAGAAGCGGACGATTCATATTGGGAAGACAATCGCGAGGAAATGGACAAAGAATTTTTGGGATCATTGCTATGCGATTACTACCACATGCTGGAGCGTGAAATTGAATATCAGGAATCGGAAGAGGTTATTTCCGAAGCAATCACAGCCAATGAATACACGTTTACCGAGGACGGAAAGCGATTCGGTTAAGCCCGAATTATCAACCACAACAAACAAAACAGGAGTCTATCATGTCTAAAGCGCAAAAAAACACACTACCGGAATCAGTTTTGACAATGAACCAAAAAAAGGTTTTAGGGTGGAAGTTATACGAGGAGGACGGAGAGCGTTACAGAATTAAAGCCACGATACGCTATGATGATGAATGCAAAAACGGTCATAATTCGTTTTCAATAACCGGCGAAACTGAACGGCTTTCAAAAAATGGCCGATGGATGGAAGATTCAGGTGGTTGCATACACGATAAAATAGAAAAGCATTTTCCAGAAATTGCGCCATTAATTAAATGGCATTTGGTTAGTAGCGACGGCCCTATGCACTACATAGCTAACACGCTGCATTTTGCGGGGAATCGCGATTGTTTGGGAAAGCTGAAAGGTGAAGTTAAAGACACTGAGCTTTATATTTTGTTTAATGATGTTCCTATCCGTCACCACATGAAACAAAAATTCACAAAATGGATTGCGGAACAATCGCCGGAGTCGCTAAAGGAGCAATCTCTTGTACCTGTAGAGCATGAAAAAAACGGCGGTTATGACTTTAAGCCTAAACATACGCTTTCCGGTTATCCGGTTTCAAAATGGCATGAATGCCCACTAGACGAAAGGAAAGAGGCAGAGGAATTTTTGCAAGCCTTGCAGCAATGCACAATTAAAATCATTGAAGAGCCTAGCGCATGGAGTGAAGGGAAAGAGCGTCAATTAGATTATGCCCGCTCCTCTGCCGTATGGCCTGATGCTACAGACGCCGAATTATGCGCTGAGCCTGAAGAACTAAAGGCTAAGCTTATAAAGCGCCTTCCTGCCTTGATGCTGGAATTTAAACGGGATGTTGAGTCTCTCGGCTTTGTCTATTAACTGCCGCTTGATAAGACAGCACTAACTAAGGGGGATAAAATGGACGCAAGAAAAAGAGAATGGGGAATCTGGTCTAATGGCGGATTCGTCAAGCCTCAATATCTAACTTTTACGTGTCTCCCAAGGTGATTTTTGCAAAAAAGCAACAAAGTTGCGCGATTTTGGGGCGGGATGAAGATTTTTGTGGCGGCGACGGCGTGAATATGAGTCAACGTGTGGATGGAACTATCCCCCGAAGCACAAGCGATTATTGATACCTTGAAGGCCGAGAATGCGCTGCTACGGCAGCGTATTGCGGAACTTGAGCGCCGTCTTGGCTTGGACAGCAACACCAGCAGCAAACCACCATCGAGTGACGGGTTGGGGAAGAAGCCGAGGATCGCTGGAAGTTTGCGCGGCAAGTCCGGCAAAGCCAGTGGCGGACAAAAGGGGCATAAAGGCGACACGTTACGGCGGGCAGAAACACCGGACA